GAAACACTCACCTATGTACCTTGGAATGACAGGCTTAGTATCCCATGATGATGCCCTACCTGCTTTATCTGGTGGTTCACCAAACTTTCTAATATAAGTAATTTCTACATTTTCACGATATGTAATAAGTGCAGCAAGAAACTCTTTATTATTAACATAGTGTTCAGATCTTTTTCTAGCCATATTGCGTCGTATTGCCATAAGTCATTATCACTATTATGTAGATATTATAACACTTCCACACATAGTTGACAAGGTATCAAAATAACGTTACAATAACTCTGTTGGGGTTAAAGGGATTTAGTCTTTAGGTTCTTTAGGACTTTTCTTAAATATTTTTTCTAAGTTTTCTTTAGCATCATTAACATTAGATATATAACCCATTCTTCTATTCAGTCTATGTTGATTATGATATTCTCTTTGTGAATCTCTAAGATAATGTTGATACATTACAATCATTTCCATATCTGAAGATTCTGATAAAGTTATAACACTATCCATATTAATAATAAACATATCATCTCTAGTAGTCTTTAACCAAGGTTCTACTTTATATCCAACTAATCCACTTTTATTTTTTATTTCACTCACAGTAACAGGGCTATGAATAATAAGCATAGTACGATCTTCTTCTTCCGAAGCGGCAACCTTGGCAAACACCTCTTCGCCAGATTTAAGTTTTATTGTTGCATAAAAATCGTCTTCAATTCCCATCTTTCTTTAGTTGTACTGTGACTATTTCATAATTAAAGTTTTCTTCATTGTAAATTTTAATTCTTTCTATAAAATGATTTAGGGTATAATTTTTTTTAGAATTATAAGTACAATCATCAGAGATATCATATAGAGTAGCTTTTACTTTGTTAGTAGCTTTTCTAAGTATACGTCCAATGCTTTGGAGATTTCTAACTCGTGATTTTGACGGTGAGGCAAAGATAACATTATGGAGGTTTTTAATATTAATGCCAGTACTAAAGGTTCCATAGGAGGCAACGATGACTGCATTTTTTTCCTGCTCCGTAATTTCACGAATTAATTCTCTTTGTTCTGCATCGACTCCACCGTGAACAAAGAATACTTTTCTATCACTTCTTTTGCTATTATTTATCTTTTCGTATAGCACTGCACCATGTGCTTCTACTCTACTATACAATACTAGTGTATTACCTTTTAAATCTAAAGTCAAATTTTTTATAAAATTATTTCTCTTCTCATGAGATATTAAATATTCAATTTCATCATTATAAGTATCAAATTTTTGAGGAGGATGTTTTAGAATAATACATTGTATGTCTAATTGAGAAAGATGTCCTTGTCTCATTAGTTCATCTGTTTTAGTTACTTTATATGAAGGACCAAACAATCCCTCTAAGACCCATTTATGAGTCTGTGTGCCGTCTAATGTACCAGTAAATCCAAATCTATACTTGGCGTGCTCTAGTTTTGTCATTATAGATACTAGTGACTTACTCTTAAATAAATGTGCCTCATCACCAATGATGACATCATAATCAGTAAAAAATGATCTGTCTAATCTAAAGACGGATTGCCAAGTAGTTATAGTAACAGGATATTCGTTAGTTTTTTCTTTTCCAGAATAGATACGGTGGCAAAATGACTCAGCATCCCAACCATAATCTTCAAAATCCTTATACATCTGCTCTACGAGAGATGTCGTCGGAACAACTAAAAGAATTTTTTGTCCTTTATCAACGTAATATCTTACAAGAGCGTAAATCATCAAAGATTTGCCTGAAGCAGTTGGTGATATCAATAGCTTTCTATTATGTCTTAATGCATCATATACTCCCTCAACTTGGTATTTTCTTGGACTATGAGAGCAGATGGATTGCATATAATCCTTAACACCTTCATATGATATCCCATCATTAATCTCAAAGGGAGTACCATAATATTCATTATCTACAAATTTATATGTGTAGTCATGTCTCTGACAAAAAGAAATAATTCTATCTAATAATCCAATATAGATTCTCTTCGATCTCATGTCGAAAAGATGTATCTCACCATTCCAATTCCTATTTCTATATTGAGGCATG